ATTGAAACACCCTGCGCTAATTCGTCAAGAATATGCTGAATCCTTGCGCGCTTTTCTTTTGTGATTTGAGGCTTCATTCTTACCCCCTTTGCCCCATCGGGGCCGACACGGTCGTCGGAGCATTGCACTCCCGTGAACCTTCAGGTTCGCGACTCTCGCGACCGTAGCTTCATCGTATTGGATATTGAACGCCGTTCGGCCGGTGATACCGGGCGTTCAGAAGTCGGAAACTTCACTGTCAAAGAACCGCGCCCCCTTCCGGTTTTGGCCGGAAAAAAGCGATAATGGTATCGGTTGTCAACCGAAACTGCCGATAATCTAGCGAAGGCAGCTTGCAGGGCTGGAAATACCGAGTAACGATCTGTTACCGGTTTTTCCAATTTCTAGTAAAAACTGGTAACGTTTCGTTACTATTACTTTATCGTCGATATATCGTACTTGTCAAGATAAATCGACGAATAAAACAAGGATATTTCGGAAATAATATGAATTGGATACGAATAATCGACGCTATAGAGAAGAATTACCCGAATGAGAGTATTTCAAAACGATTGGATGTGAGGCCACAATTCATATCTGATCTAAAATCTGGTAAATCAAAAAATCCTGGAGCTGACTTCGTATTACGATTAATCGACATATATAAGATTAATCCAAGTTGGCTCCTAACCGACGAGGGGTCAATGCTTCTTGAATCGAGTAAAGTACCTGATATTTGTTCTTCTAAAATCCCTCTCCTGAAACAGACGGCCTCCTGCGGGCCAGGGCAGGATTGGGGCGATGCGGATATGATCGAGGACTATATCGAGCCGCTTGCCCTTGTTCCTTCCCTCCGGGGCGCGAAAGTATATGCCTTTCGGGTTCGTGGCAGCTCGATGATAGGCGTAGGAATCTACGACGGCGACATCGTCCTGTTCGACGGTCGGGAAAACGTCGATCCGACGGACGACCTCTACGTGTTCGCCCTCGACGGGGCCGTCTACTGCAAATGGCTCAAGTTCGACCCGATCAGCCATCGCATCCAGATCTATTCCGTGCACTCCCCGGAACTGGAAAAGGCCGAGCTTCTCAGGGTCATCGATACCGATAACCCCGACCAGATCACCGCCTTTCACGTTTTCGGCCGGATACTCGCGTGGGTACGCGAGAACCGGATGGTCTACCGGTAAAAAAAGTTTGCGGTATTAAAAGAAGCGCGATAAAGTAAACGCAAAGGAGTTTTGAAATGAACGGATTGGTATCGTCTTTTTCGTCTGCATTTGCAGGGATCGTTTTTGTATTACTTGCTTTCAATCTGGTCTGTGCTTTTTTTTCTTTGTGGCTGGCCAAGCAAAAGGGATATTCTGACATTGGTTGGTTTTTCCTATCGCTGGTATTTGGTTCAATCTCGCTTATAAGCCTTGTTGGTGCGCCAAACAAGAAAGCATAACAGCGTAGACAACAGTAAAAGCCCCGGTTCCGTCCGGGGCTTTTTTTATGACCTTTCCGGAAGGCCGGAGCGAAAGCGCATTAGCCCGCCCCGGAAAGAGGTCAAAATACCCCTGCCAGCCGCGAAAACCCGTTAGAAAACCATTAGAGGCTAAAAATGAAGTAGTTTGATGCAAAAGCCACCGATGCCCCGTTTTTCGTGATAAACTGGTAACATCAAATAATACCAATTCAGGGGATGGAATATGGCAAAAAAAGAGGTTGCGTTACGTTGTTATGAAATGGTCTCGGTCTCTGACACGATATCAAAAACTGAGGACATATATTCGGATTTTGTACAATTTCTACGCTCAACTAAAAAAGTCGAAGATCGAGTTATTCATTTTACGGATGCCGAACAAGAGGGCGAATCCGATTGCGTATCTTATTTTGAAGAAATCGAAGATACTGTTTTTTGTTTTATGTTTCGTGCCCATGCAGGAGCTCCTATTACGATTGATTCTGATTTTTTGAATAAGCCATCTTTTACGCCTGAGCAAATGCTCGACGAAAGTGATGAAAAAACTTTAGGTTTTATTAAAGCTCACACGTATATACTGATGAATAAACATTTCATTGTTTTCCGAAGTGGCCAATTTAAGGCGGAGGATATTTCAATATACATTCGGCAAAGCCTAAAGAAGACTCCTAAATATGCCAAAAAGGAGGTTCTTTTTACAATAAAGCCAAGTCTTAAATCCGGATTCGACAGATCTCGTATTAAATCCTTAGAATTGAAGAGCGGATATCGTTTAAACGAAAAATCTGCCGTATCTTCTTTCGTAACCAAAATAGAAAGCCAATTATTAAACTCTGTGCTTGATGCCAAGGATATTGCAAAGATAAAACCTGAAAACATAATAGAAGCAAGTGTAATTCTTCGGTTTAAAAAACCAGAAACAACTACCGAAGAAGATGTATTGCGAAGTTTTCTGGGAGCTGTTAATACTGATGACGCTATAGTCCGGGATAAGAGGAATCAAACAATTAATCCGGATGAAATACTCTTAAAGAGTCATCCGCGCATAAACTTCCTGGAGAACAATTACCCGGATCGCGCTGATATTCTCTATGAAATGCAAGCGCTGTTACACGAGGCAATCGATGATAAGAAAAAACGCGTTTAGGCTGGTAGGACTCATCGTTGTATTTATTATTCTTTCATTGTTCTCTTTTCATATTCCCGGTAAGCCGGCCGACTTGTTCTATACTATTGCCGGAATTATGTTCTCTATTGGTTTTAGTCAATTAATCTCATTTGACTTTTCCAAAATAAAAAACGAGTTGATCTATAAGGAATTCACCAAAAGCATTGAAGAAGTGAAATGTGGTTTTTTTCTGTATTTCTCTTTATCGTCAGTGGCGATTCTGTTGCTGAAAGTTCCTGCATCGCTTCCAGAAGTAAAAATAAACCAGTTTACATTCAAGATCGAAAGTCTTTGTATGCTTTTTTTGTTGTACTCGATAGTATACTTCGTGATGAACTTTGAAGTGCTCTACAAAACGAAAAACTCAATTGATAAGAGAATAAGGCAAGAACAGGAAATTGAATAACGTTTCAAAGCCCCGGAAAAACTCCGGGGCTTTTTCTTTTTACGCTCCGCCTGATTTATCCCGTTTAGAGTAACCCCGTTCGAATCGGCGTAAGCTGACATCATGAAAACACGAACGAGGGAAATTGCGAAAGTCGGAATCTTCGGATCGATCGACAACCCCACCATCGTCACGGAAAAAGACCTCAAGGAGATCGCCGAAACCTTTCCTGAAATCAAGAAGGCCCCGGTTCAGTTCGGCCATTGGGGAGACGCGGCTAATCCGCGACTCGCGAACGTCGTGGCGGTCAAGTATGATCCCGTCGCGAAATCGCTCACCGCCGACATCGACGAGGACGACACGCTCAGCAAAGCCGTCGACGATGGCTATTACCCCGACGTATCGATAGGCGCGAAACAGCGCGCCTCCGACGGCAAGATGTATCTCCATCATCTCGCGTATCTCGGTCAGGAAGCGCCCGCGGTCAAAGATCTCATCGACTCCATCAAGGAGCCTCTCGGGATTGCTGCGGCCGACGTCGCCGACGTCAAGCTCCTTCCGACTCCGACCTCGCGCGCTCTCGTTCTTTCCGAGCCCTTTAATGACAAAAGCATAAAGGGAAATGAAGGAACGCCTCCCGCGGCGAGTCCTGAAACGGGCTCCCTTCCCCCCGCGGGAGGCAAGACTTCATCTCCAAATCCCAAGGAGGAAACCCAAGTGACGGAAACAGAAGCTGCCAATCTCGAGGCAGAAAACAAGAAGCTGAAAACCGACATCGAGAAAAAGGACATGCTCCTTTCCGATTCGGAGAAACGTCAGAAAGACGCCGAGCGGGAAAAGCTTCGCTCCTCGATGGAAGGTCGCGTTCCGAAGGCCCTGCAGGATCGCGTAATCGCGCTTGCCGACTCCTTCGACACCGCGAAGACGATCGAGCTTTCCGATGGCGACGCGAAGCGTACAGTCCGGCCGGCCGAAGCCCTTGCCGAGGTGTTCGCCGCGCTCCCGCAGCTCGTCGAGCCCGGAATGCTCAGTTTGAGCGACGGTGATCCCGCCGCATCCCCCGCAAAGCCCGGCGCCGCGCGCGCCATGATGGGCCACGTATAAGGTCATTGAACTACCGAAGGTTCAAGGAGATAAGCCATGAATGCAGTTATTGGTTCTGTTGACGTTACCGAGGACTCGGTTCTCCGGGGCGGTCATCACATCGTTACCGCGTTGCCGCTCAAGGACGCCATTACCAGCGTCAAACCGGGAATGCTGCTCAAGATCGACACCGGTAAGTATGCCCCGTGCACTGGAGCAGATACCGAAGATCCCGTCGCGGTACTTCTCGAAGTGCCTGCGCTTCCCACTTCGGCGGCCGTCGAGTTGGCTGCCATTCACGGAGAGGTTCGACGTGAAAAGCTCGTCTTTTCGGACGGAACTACCGCGATCACCGATGCCTATGTGGAGCTGCTCCGCAAGAATGGCATTTACGCCCTGTAAGACAGGAGGAGAAAAAACATGCAGATATCTATTTCCGGGGCGCTTCGCCCGTTCTTTACCCAGGACGCCATCGCCGATGCGATCGTCGCGATGCCCAAGCCGCTGACGCCGCTCACCGATCTTCTTTTCCCGGTCGCGAAGCGATCGCAGAAAACGAGCCCCTTCATCCCCGAGGGCGATGTCGAGGACGTAGTCGGCTCGGTGCCGGTCGTCCGGCGCGGGTCTGAATCCTATTCCGTCGACGGGAAGTCGACGAAAATCAATCTCATCGAGGTACAGCCGATCTCCCTCAACCGTTTTGCGAAGGGAAAGGAGTTGAACGACCTCATCGCGCTTGGAACCACGAACGGTATCCAGGCGTACGTGAACGAGGTTCTCGAATACCTCCGGGACAAGACGAGCGCAGCGACCGAGATTCTCGTCCGCCAGTCGCTTTCCGGAAAAATCGAGTATCCCATGGCGACGGCGGGATCGATATCCGAGAAGTACACCGTCAATTTCGGAACCATCAAGACGCTGGCCGACGTAACCATTGCGTCCGACAATCTCGCGAAACTTCAGCTCAAGCTGGAAGCGCTCTATCAGGCCCAACTTTCTACCGGGGGATCAGGTGATATCCGTTTTTTTACGGCTGATGATGTCTACTCGAAGATCGTGGAGATCGTCGTTGCCGCGGGTAATTCTGCCCCGGTTATCTGGACCGACACCGGTCTTACCCTCTTCGGAAAGTACAAGATCATGACTATGGGCATGACGTATGTGCTCCCCGGAACCTCTACCGCCGTCCCCGTTATCCCGGCAGGCTTCATCCAGACCGTCGACATCACGAACGCCGGCAAGCTCTTCTATGCCGCGCTCGACGATCTTGACGCGAACCTCGCGCCGCTTCCGTTCTACGCGAAGCCGGTCAAGGTCGACGATCCGTCCGGGTACAAGTTCGTCTCCGAGTCGAAACCGCTTCCGGCGCCTGCGATCAGCAAAATGCGCCGTCAGCGGTTCTTGCCGGCGTAATAGGGACGGTAGGGAATGAGCGATATAGCCGAATCGGGACTTGACGGCATTGCCGTTCACGGAAAACGCCCGGAAATCGATATTTCCCCGCTGGGAAGTGCGATCACGCCGGACGAGGTTTCCGATCGGCTGTCCGCGAATCTCTACAAGGCCCTGAGCGATGGCAGCGCGGATACGACCGCCGCCGCCATCGCCCGCGCCCAGATCTACGTCGGGACGATTCTCCGTCGCCTCGGCGTGGATTTCAATCTCGATAACCAGGTCGTGCGTGAAATCGTGCTGCTCAATGTGGTCTACGAACTCCATATCGCGCTCGGCCACGAAGAGGCCGGACGGGAATACCGGATGAAGTCGAAAGACATTATCCTCGCGGCCTTCGGTGATTACCCGGATACCGACAACAAGGCACCGGGTAATCCTCCGGTCGCTTCTGTTGCCGTACCGCAAAGACGGCGGGCTCCCGGTTTCTGATGGAAGCACTCGAAGAGCTTGAGCGGAAGCTGAAAAGCCCGCGAGCGCGCCACCTTATCGGGCAAATGGCCGTTGACGACATCCGGACCAGGCTCGTGAAAGGCGAAGGCTTCGCGCCGCTTTCCGGGGCCACGAAAGAATACCGGGGCGGCACCGCGAAGCCGCTCCAGGACACGAGCCATTTACGGGAATCTTTCAGCTATCGATTGGACGGCGAAAGCGGCGTCGTTGTCGGATCGGATAATCGGGTCGCCGCCGTGCAGAACGACGGAAAGACGATTCGGGCAAAGAAGTCCTGGCTCTTCATTCCGGCCTCGGCGTTTACCCGCCAGCTGATGCGCCGGTACGGCTACAGCCCGAAAGAAATTCTTGCGGGGCTCAAGGGCGACGGCTATTCGGTGTTTCGCGCCGGCCGCGCGGTCGGGTATCGAGCGAAACGGAAGGTCAACGGTGAGTACAAGATAACGTGGATCTACTGGCTCAAGAAGGAAGTCGTCATTCCGGCGCGCCGGTTCTTCTACCTCGACGATAACGATATCCGGACGATGTTCGCGGAATTGGAGTTGCTCTGATGAAAACGATGGAGGCCCTGAACGATTTTATCGCCCAGCTTGAGCGGAATGTTTCGCTCGGCGAGGACAAGACGAAGGTCGTGTTGACGCCGTCGAGCATCGCCGAAAAGGGGCTCGTCATCAAGGTAGGTCTCAAGAAGACGTACCTTGCTGCGCAAACGCAAGTCAGGACAACGCGAATCTTGAAAATCAGGCTCGCCGTATCCGGGACGATCGAGTCGATGACCGGTCTTTCCCAGGCGGTAAACGCGATCGAGGCGCTTGATGCCTATTTCGAGAAGCCCCGGAACCTTGAGGACAATACGGGGAAGTCGATACCCGACACCCGCATCATCGAGACCGTTTCGCAGGAGGATTCCTTCATCGATTCGCCCGACTCGATCGAGGAACAGGCCGCTCTCGACGAGCGCGTCATCACGATAACGATTCCGGCATAGGAGGGAACGATGGCTGAAACACTGGTCGAGAAGACCGAATACGAAACCGATGCCCAGGGGCGGACGTTCCGAAAGGGAACGCACCCCGAAGACAAAACCACGAGAAAAGGCCGGTCGGCCGAATCGAATGAATCCCAGGAGGAAAAGAAATGAGCGACGAAAAAACGCTTGAGCTTATTGGCGACGACAGCCAGATTTTTACCGGAGCCCTTGCCTCGACAGAACTGGTCGGCGACGGCACGAAAACCCTTGATGCCCTGGGCGGTGGAACCTTGGGCGATAAATCCGGGGCGGGCATGTACATCGTGACCGCCAAGGGAACGACTTCGTTTTTCCCGTCGCTCCTGAAAGTCGGGGAGCTTTACCCGGCAGCCGGATCGGAGGTCCTTACTGTCGGCGACAAGGTCAAAAAACTCACCCTGACGCAGGTCGCCGACGCGACGGGATGGAAGTTTTCGATATCCCGCAGCAAGATCGAAACGACCCGTCTCGCGCACCGGTTCAAGAAGTATCGCCTCGGGAAATATGACGCTTCCGGTACCCTCTCGTCGATCTTCACGGTCGGCATCACCGATGCGAACGGCGGCCTCATCACCAAGACCATGAAGATGTTCAAGAAGGCCGCGAACGGAACGATCACCATCACCGAGGTCGACGATAGTCCCCTGTACTTCCTCGGGTATGTCCGTAAGACATCCGTATCGGGCGAGACCGAAGATTTCGTGTTCGGCCAGATATACCTCCACGACATGACCCTCGGCGGTCAGTCCGGCAGCGCCCAGTCGTACGACGCGAACATGAGCCTCACGGGTATCGATCCCGTGTTCTACTCGATCGATATTATCTGACGCAAGGCGTTAAACTAGGGAGAAACGTAAAAATGGCAATCAAGACTATCTCGAAAATAAAAACCTTCATTCCGAAGTTCGACGGCAACCGCGACGAAGCCCCCGAAAATCAGTGTGTCGTTCGCTACAAGGCCGCGACGATTGATCTGAAGAGTCAGATTATCGCGACGCCCGTAGCAGTCGGCGAATTTGATTCTGCCGGCAAGAGCACGGGCATGAAGGTCGAGATCAAGCAAAACGACGAGATCGCGATCCGGAAGATGATCGTCGATATTTCGCACCTGGGATACCAGGAAGAGGGATCGGACGACATCACCTATATCAAGGGCGGCGCCGATCTCCTGAAAGCCCCGATCGAATACGAGCCCCTTATTAAGGAGCTGCTCGAGGTTCTGAACAAGGAACTGAAATCCGACGGAGTCGACCAAAAAAACTGAGGATTGCTTACCGTGTCCTCAAGGCCGGTAAGCAAAATATGCGGATCAGGGAATCCCGACGCGATCGCCTCTTGTGGAATACGGGCGTAATCGACGAGACGGGTCAAGCCGTCTTCATCAAGGCAATCGACGCGGGAACGTACCTGACGGAGGAGTTTTATCAAGCCCTCCACGTTTACTACACCACGGAAAATCTTGGTGTTCTTCCGTTCGCGGGCGGTTGGGCTGAGCAGCCTGAATGGGTCGTGACGGTTCTGACAACGCTCAAGACCGAACAGGCGCGCATCGAGCGCGAAGAGCTCGAAGAACGAAAGAAGAACTCGAAATAGGGAGGTACCGGACAAATGGGCAACCAGAAGACGACGCTGGAACTGCGAATAGAACTCGCAGCGAAGGAAGCCCAGGCGTCCGTAACCTCCCTCAACTCGGAAACCATTCGCCTCGCGCAAACTTTCAAGGATATGAACCTCGGAACGGCCGCGAGCCAGACCGCGATGAAGAAACTGGAAACGTTCACCGCGTCGGCAGCGAAGCAGATGCAGGTGTTCGGGGCCTCATCGGCGGACGTTCGAAAAACGCAATCGGAGCTTCAGGCGACCGTAAAGAAACTCATCGACGATGGCATAGATCCGGAGTCCGAATCCATAAAAAAGCTCGCCGCCGAATATAAAAAGCTGGGCGAGCAATCGAAAGAACTTGATACCGTCAACGACTCGAATCTCGAGGGCTTCAACAAGCTCAAGGACGGAATCACCGCGTCGGCCGAGGCGGTGGCGCTGGTCAAGGTACTCGACAAGGCGCGCGAGTTCGGTTCGTTCGCGCTTGAGTCCGCTGACACCTTCCAGAAGGCCCGGAACGAGTTCGGTACGCTCCTCGGCGATATGAAGGCCGGGGCCGGTCTTTTTGACCGGATAAAGGCCTTCAACGACATTACCCCGTTCAACCTCGAAACGACCAAGCAGGGCGTGAACGTCCTCCGGTCCGCCGATGTTCCACTCTCGGATCTCAACGCAAAACTGACTATGTTCGGCGATCTTTCCCAGGGCAACGCACAGAAGTTCACGAGCTTTATCAATGCCTTCGCGAAAGGGGCGGCCAAGGGCGCCGTCGATATGGAAGTGCTTAACGTCTACCTTGACCAAGGACTCAAGATTCTTCCTGAACTTGCGAAAGCCTACGATACAACGGGTGCTGGTGTCATTAAAATGGCAAGCGAAGGGAAGGTTTCTTTTGAAGACTTCTCTGCCGCTCTCTCTCGACTTGCTGCCGAGGGTGGAAAATACTATGGCGGTATGGCGCTCGGGGCGAAAGACCTTTCCGCGATGCAGGAAGGTCTTAACGAATCAACCGCCGGACTCGCGGCAAGCTATGGGACTATGTTCCTCCCGGCGGCGAAGGCCGTTCTCGGGATGCTTACGAACATCACAAACACGATAAATGACAGCCCTCTGCTCAAGGGGAATTTGGTTTTTGGAATTATCGCTTTAGCAGGCGTACTAGCAACAATGGCAATAAAAGCAGGACTTGCATTCATTGCACAAATGCAACTTAATTTTGCTGTTGGTGCATTAAACCCGTATGTCCTTGCCGCTACTGTTGCCGTTGCGGCCCTCGCGGCTGGTTTTACCATGTATGCCACCTCTGCCCAAAATGCAGACAAGGCGAGTAATGCCGCAGCACTTCGTTTGAAGGAAATAGAAGAAAACGCATACAACGCTGCAGCCGCGATCAGCCAGGTAAAGAAAGCCACCGAAAACTACACGGACGAACAGTTACGTGGAAGCCTCGCTACCGCGCAAGCAAATTACGAAAGCCTGGCAAAATCGCTCGCTATCGCTATTCGAGACCGGAATCAATCGCGCGTTAACGATATCCAGTCAATGATGAATGACGCAAAGGCTACGATCGACGCGACAACGGACGCTCTCGCTGAACGGAAAGACGACTGGATCGACAAGATGTTCGGCGATACCCAGACCGCAAAAATCAAGAACCTTCAGGATCAGCTTTCAAAAGCAAAAGGCTATCTCGGCGATCCCTCAACGACGCAGGAACAGAAGGACAAGATATCCGCGATCATAGCGAAGCTCCAGCAGGAAATCGCGGACGCGAACAAGAAGGCGAATATCACGGTGTCGCTCGGCACCGACTGGCAGGACAAGAACCTTACCGGTATCGAGGCCATCAATCGTGAGCAGGAAAAATCTCTCGACGCGCTGAACGAAAAAGCCCGTGGTATCTACAAGGGAAATTACGCGACGCAGGCCGATTACGTCGCCGAACTCGGCGCACTGAACGACTACTACGACGCCAAGCGGGCCGAGGCTCTCAAGAAACAATATGCAGAAATCGCGACGACCTGGCGCGACAAGTCCCTTTCCGCCGGCGAACAGCTCACCGCCCAGCTGGGAACGGAACTCGCGAAGCTCGCCGATCAGTACAACAAATCCGCGCAAACTCCTGACGATGAGGCCGCCTATCAGGCCGAGCGCGCTGCGCTCTTGGGCTGGGAAGCCGCAGAACGGACGAAACTTGAAAGAAACGCAGTTCTCGCCGCGCACGAATTGCGCCTCAAGGTTATCAAGGATGAATGGGAATATCAGAAAGAACTTGCGCGTCAGAAAATAGAGGCAGGTCAAGGAACCGCCTCTGATTATGGAACCTATGCCTCAGGTAAAGCCCTAGGTGAAATTTCAAATACTGATGTTGGGGCTCTTATAACCGCTATCAAGTCGGGAACATCGCCAATTCTCGCGATCATCGATATTGTCATCTCTGCGGTCGCTAGCCTTGATTCATTTCAGAAGGCTTTGAATTTCATAACGAATTTCGTTAATGACGTATTTGAACCTGTTGACTCTTTAATTGACGATTCCATTGAACCGTTATTTACGCTTCTGGATCAAATATCTGGCAGCCTCAGTGACATATTGCCTCTTTTCATTGGCATCGCGCAAATCACAAACAGCCTGATTTACGTCGCCTTACAGCCGCTTGTTTTTGTACTAACGGCTGTTTCGAATGTATTCAAATGGTTATACAACAGCGTTATCGTGCCGATTGGAAACAAGTTCATCGATATCGTCAACGGCGTCATCGATGCGCTGAATCATATTCCGTTCGTTAATATCAAGAAACTCGACAAGCTCAAGGTTATCGACGAAGCATCACAGGAACTTGCCGACGCAATATCTGCCGCGAAAGACAAGATCAATGACGCGTATGATGACAAAATTGCTGCAATCAATGATATTCTCGACTCACAGATTGATTCTTTGAAGAAAAAACTTGAACTCGGTTTAATGAGTTATGACGATTATGTGACCCAGGTTAATAAATATCAGGCAACGGCTGATACCAAGATTGATGATCTCGAAACCGAGCGCAACAAGATGCTCGCGGCCATTGAAGCGCAAACAGATGTCGCCGGCGTGAAGAGTTTACTATCTGATATACTTGCACAACTCAAAGGTTCATCGACTACCTCGTCTTCCACAAATACGACATCTGGGGCCGGATCAACCACGACAACTACTGAAGTAGACAGTCTTGGTGAGGCAATGGTTGAAGCAGTCGCAACAACGGAGCAGGGATTTGTATCTGGAATTATCAGCTGGTTTGATTCATGGTGGCCCTTTGCCGATGGATCAACGAATATCCTTTCCGAAATGCCTTCGATCGTCCATCCCGGCGAGATCATTGTCCCAAAGTCTTTCGCGGACGGTGTTCGTTCAGGCGACCTGACAATTTCAGGAGGATCACAATCCGGTGATCTCGCTTCTGCTTCATCCGGCTCGTCCCGATCATCCTTTACCCAGCTTACAGTTAACCTTACCGTACAGGGTTCGGTTACGACTGAAAAAGACTTGGTTAAATCCGTTCATGAAGGAAT